AAAACTAAGTTCTTAAATGTACTTCAAGGAAATAATCCTGGTCAATTTAATTTATGGTATGATACTGTTAAGGATTTTGATTTTAAAGGTTGGTGTGTTGGAGGTAGTCGTAGATTAGTGGATTTTATTTATACCATTGCTCTTTTCTTAGAAAAACGTGAGTTTGAGAGAAGTAATAATGAGTTTATACATATGTTAGGTATTTCAAAGGTATCTGACTTTTTTATTTTATCTAAGTATCAGACATTATTAAATAAGCATTATGGTGGTAAGATTCAGTTAACAACAGACAGTTCATCACCTGGACAATTTCCTGTGTATGGAGATATTATTTTAGGACCTAATTTTCATATGCAGAAATGGGACCAAATACATGTATCTAGAGATATACGTTATAATGATGATGCACCCATGCCTACATTGTTACATACTCCTATTACAAAAAATTGGACAATGAAAGCTGTTAATGAGTACAAGCAAGAATATTATGATAGAGCTACTTTACAAAATCTTTTAGTGTTTAATAAAGGGTTCGATTCTATTTTTGATTTTACCAAAGGCGATTTAGAGTTGTTAGATGGTGTAATACCTAAGGATTTATACATAATCTTAAAATCTATGGAAGAAATGTTTGAATCCCCTGATAAAGCATTTTATATTTACGAGAAGTATAGAACATATTATATAAATTATGGCGGAGATTGGGTACAAACTCAAACAAAAGAAAAGATGTCAGAATTCTTTGAAATTTAAAAAATAATCATTATATTAATAAAAAATAAAATAAGTTATGCAAAAAGAAAAAGTTATATCGTTCATTAATCGATATTATTTAGCAGGTTCAACGGATAGCGTAAAGTTATCTATTAAAGATAAGCAGTTAGTATGTTCATTTATTTCTGCAGATCGAAATGTAATTGGTAATATTGTATTAGAAAATGTAGACATTGAAGATTCAGACCTAGGTGTATATAATACAGGTCAATTATTAAAGATGTTATCGGTATTAGATTCTGATATTCAAATTAAAGTAGTTAAATCAGAAGATAAAGCATTTTTATTACAGTTGTTAGATACAAATACATCAATCACATATATCTTATCTGATTTATCTGTAATTGAGCCAGCTCCAAAGATTAAAAAGTTACCGGAATTTAATTGTACGATTGATATTACAAAAGAGTTCTCTGAGAAGTTCTTAAAAGCTAAAGCTGGTATGCCAGAAGCAGATAATTTTGCAGTTGTTTCAAATGCTCAAGGTACTGAGATTGTTCTTAATTATTCAACAGTAAATACAAATAGAATTAAGTTTCAAGTAGCAGCAAATGCTTCATCTGCTTTAAAAGCAACATGTTTCTCTTCAAATATCTTTAAAGAAATTTTATCAACTAACAAAGCCTCTGAAACAGGTATTTTTGAAGTGTCTGATCAAGGATTAGCTAAAGTTACATTTACTGGTAAAGATTTCTCATCTGTTTATTATTTAGTACAATTATCGATCCAATAAATATGAATAACGCAATAATTCAAGAAACAAATAGATTGTTTCAATCTTTCTCAAAAAGTCTAAATTTAGATGTTCCTAGTTATGTAATTGGCTCTAAAAAACATTATAAATTCGTAAACTGGGTAATTGATGAATCTTTAGATTCAAATTTAGGCTTAGTTAATGATATAACAACATTACCAAATAAAAGAAGTGATATAGAAACATATGAACAATATAAGATGCGTCAAAAGATGCAAAGAGCTTTATTAAAATATCGTTATATGTTCACCACTGATATCTCTAAATAAATATGACGATTAATAAATATTCGGAACATGACATTTGGACAGAAGCTTATCGTCCAGTAACTATTAATGATTATATTGGAAATGATCATATAAAAGAAAAGATCAATCAATATCTTCAAAAAGAAGACATCCCACATCTTTTACTATATGGACCTCCTGGTACCGGTAAAACGAGCTGCGCTAAATTAATAACTAATACCTTTGAATTTGAGACTTTATATATTAATGCATCTGATGAAAACTCTGTTGATGTTATTAGAGAAAAGATTAAGTCTTTTGTAAGTACGATCAGCTTTAATAAGTTTAAAGTAGTTATTTTAGATGAATCAGATTATGTTACGATAAATGGTCAAGCTGCCCTTCGTAACTTAATGGAAACATTTAGTAAACATGCTCGTTTTATTTTGACTTGTAATTATGTGGATAGAATTATCCCTGCAATTCAAAGTAGATGTCAAGTATTTCAGATCGTACCGCCCAATAAAAAAGATGTCGCGGAAAGAATCGTTAAGATATTAAACAATGAAAATATTATATATGATATTAAAGATGTAGTTACGTTAGTTAATGAAGGATACCCAGACATCAGAAAAATTATTAATCTTTGTCAACAGCATTCGTCTAATGGAGAGTTGATAATATCTAAAGGCATTGCTGAGCGTGGTAGTTATGCAATGAAATGTATTGAATTACTTAAAACTGAAAAAAGTCCGAAAGAGTGCTTTACAAAGATACGTCAAACTATTGCAGATGCTAAAATAAAAGATTTTGCGGATTTGTATAGATTAATGTATGATGAAATTGATTCATATGGTAATGGACATATTGGGCCTATTATATTAACAATTGCAGAATATCAATATAAGGATAGTTTTAGTGTAAACAAAGACATTAACGTTGCTGCAATGTTCGCCCAAATTATTTCAGAATTGTATAGTAAAAAATAATATTATGAGTAATACACAATCACATGCTAAAAAAGAATTAGAAATTCTAAGATTAAGGATACCGGATGCAATTATTTTAGAGTTTGAAAATGAAATATTAGCTTTATGCGCGGCTTTTGGCAATAGCGACCAAAGCGGTGCGTCTGCGCCATATACAGCAGGCGCTATATCTGAAGCAGTAAGAAAGTTATGCTTACAAATGCCAATTTCGGATATAATAGGAGATGATTATGAGTGGGCAGACCAACGAGAATATAATGACGGTAAGTTAATGTATCAGAACTATAGATGTTCTGCTTTATTTAAAGATATAGATGATAAAGCATATTACTTAGATGCTATTGTATGGAAAGGTGAAGAGGAATGGAATACATTCACAGGAGCAGTTTATATCAATGATACGGATTTCGAACTAATAGGTAGCAGTCAATATGTACGGTTTCCATTTAAACCAAAAACATTTTTTGTCGATGTTGTTAAAGTGTCGATTACAAAAGAAGAGGCAGAAGAAAGAGGTCTACATTACATGGAAGATAATGTTGATGATTGTTATTATACTATATTAAAAGACCCAAAACAACTTGAAGAAGTTTTTAAATATTATGATCAAAAACATATAAAATAAACATGGAAAACTTAAATATAAAATTATCAGAACAACCAACTATGACGTGCGCTGTTTTAGATGAAGAACATAATTTATGTGAGAATACTACATTCTTTCCGGTAATGTTCTTTAAAGAATTATCACCTATGATGTCGCCGTCAGGAAAAGAAGAACTTATTCCTGTAGAAACATATAGATGTACTTCATGTGGTTCTATTCCTAATAGATTTCCCCAGCCATTATAATGACTCAAGACAAAAAAATAACGCCCTTTGACATTGTAAAAATAATGACGGCTACAAACAAAAAGTGGTCAGATTTATCAGATGAGGAGCGGGGTGCAGTAGAACCTTACATGATTATCATGATTTTATCTATGCACCCCGATTTACTTGAAATCTGTAATGAATTTCAAAGATATGCAATTTCTTCTCAAATAACACCTCGCGAAGTTTATACGTTCTTTAATGAGCTATTACCTAAGGCAAATTATTACAGTACTTGGATAAAGAGTAAGAAAGAAAACCTTTATAGTGAGCATCTAATCGGGGTATTTTCTAAAGAATATCAATGCTCTAAAAGGCAGGCTGAGGAATCTTTAAATATGTTATTCGAAGCTAATAAATTAGATGCAGTTGTTAGGGTAGTAAGTAAATACGGATATTCTGAAGAAGAAGTTGAAGCTATTATTTTAAATAAACCCTTACCTAAAAATAAACCTAAAAAAGTAAAAACAAAAAAGAAATGATACAGTACACTATAGTATTTTTTATGATGATGATCACTGATTATTTTTGGGGGGTTTATATTAAATCGGTCGCAAATCATCAAGCAATTAGAGCGTCGTTATTTGGCGCTCTTATCATGTTATGCGGGGCATTTACAGCTATAAGCTACATTTCAGATCATTGGGCATTAATACCAGCCGTTATAGGCGGAATGATCGGTACTTATATATCAGTAAAATATAATAAAGATAATAATGGGACATCAATCTAAAAGAAATTCGATTTTAGAAAGTATAACAAACACCTTAACGGGATTATTAACGACATTAATCTTTAGTCCCCTTATATATGGATTGGTAGGTATTAAATATACTTTTAGCCAATTAGGATTAGCAACGATTTTATTTACGATATTATCAATAGCTCGAGGATATGTTATACGAAGATTTTTTAACAAGAAAATAAATTAAAGTTATGGACAATAAATATGAACATGTAAATCATCCTAGTCATTACAATTCATTTAGTAAAGAAGTCATTGATATGATGATAGACATTTGGGGTGTAGAAAATACGATTGTATTTTGTGAAATGAATGCATTTAAGTATAAAATGCGAATGGGAGAAAAGCCCAATCAACCACTAGAACAAGATTATAAAAAAGCAAAGTGGTATTTGGATAAAGCTAATGAATTGAAAATCAAAGCTTAATATTAAAAGTAAACAAATATTTGTTTTTTTGATATGTTTTTCTTATCTTTATATATAGATGAATAAAATAGTATGTCAAAAAAAGTAAATACATCAAATACACAAAGAACGCCTGCATCTAAAATTGAAACTGTATATACAGACGAAATAAGTACTGATACATGGATTCATAATGAAAAAGGGCATCTTTTAGAAGTTAAGATAGATTGGAATAAAGCCTATCTTAAAAAATATAAAGATGATATTGATTATCAAGAATCATTACCTAAATCTAAAAGACAATACTTAAACCCAGAAAATGGTAAATTTGTTGGATATGCTCGAGCAAAGGCATTAGGATTTTTTGAAGATGATGATGAATAAACTTTAATGAATTAATAATAAAGGACTTAGATCACTTTTTTACTTTTTATTTAGAAATATGAAATGTTTTTCTTATCTTTAAGTATATTAAAAATAAAATAAGACAATTATGAAAGAGTGGGCACAAAAATTTATTAAGTGGTTTTATAAAGATAAAGAAACAGTTATAACGTATGACTTTCAAGAAACAGAGTCTATAGACATTTTAGCTCGTTTTTTAGTTAATGAACGTAAGATAATTAATATAGATCTTTACGATGTGACAGCATATGGTACACAAAATCATGGTACTACTTTCTATTTTAAGATAAAAACTAAAGAAGATAAAACGCCTCCTCCTCCGCCAAAAAATACAATTGAAAATTTAAGTGATAATCAACCACATAGAGCATCTTTATAATTATAAATAAACAAACATAACTTATGAAAATTAAAGGAATAATCAACCACACAAATCATCAATTAATAATGATTATGAATATAAAGGAAAAAGTGTGGGAGTCAATATATAACTTTTATTGGTATAATATTGGTTGGAATATTAGAAATATGTATCGATCAATTAAAAATTTAATCAGATGGTTTCCTGTTATATGTAAAGATAGAGATTGGGATGATCATTTTATATGGGAAATCCTTAAAACTAAATTGAAATATCAGTCTCAATATATTGGTAATAGAGATTTTCATACTCGAGCAAAATATGATTCTGAAAGAATGATGTGGTGTGTTCGTTTGATTGATAAAATACAAGATGAATTTTATTCAAGCGAGTATATGGATTATCATGTATCAAATTATAATTGGTTAGATATTGAAGATACGCCTGATTATAAAGAACTTAAAATTGAAGAAGTGTCTGAAAATTATGATGATTATTTTGCCAAACATAAAGCTGCTGTTAGAAAAATATTATCTAATAAAGAATTACAAGTATTTGAATTAAACAATGATAATTACAAACGGAGATTAGCTATGAATCTTGGTTATTATAATGAAAAAAGAGCTCAAGACTTGTTATTCAAATTATTAAATAGAGATATTAGATGTTGGTGGGAATGATTTGGCTTTTTGAAATTAAAATAATATATTTATACTATAACAAAAATAAAAGTTATGATCATTACATGTATAAGCGACACCCACACTAAACATTTTGATCTTACAAGGGACGAAACAACCCTTCCGGGTGGAGACTTATTAATTCATGCCGGGGACATTATGAACTCTGGATATATACCATCAGATGTTACAAGCTTTTGTAAATGGTTTGATGGATTAGATCAATATAATAATAAAATCTTTATTGCTGGAAACCATGATCGAATGTTTGAAAATCTACCAGAAAGAGCGATGAAAATTGTCAATTCTTATAAATCAATTGATTATTTACAAGACACACAACTAACATTATATTATGATGGGCCAAATGGAGAAT